GTTCGATCTTGGAAGCCTTAGACTTCTTCGGCTTCACATCGTCCCATTCGACCTTCTTGACGTTGTTGCGCTTGCGGGTCTCACCATTGTACTCAGACTCCTCGACCTCAACGGTGATGGTTGCCGTCTTGCCAACAATGTCGAGCGCAACCTGGTAGTAGTAGTCGGTGGTGCGTTCCGTGCGCTCGGTAGGCCAGGGATTACCCGACGCAGTGCAGAACTTAGGGAGGTCCCAGTTCAGACCATTCTTAGTGGTTATGACCAGCCAGTAACGAAGCATGCGCACAGTGGGGTTACCCTTGTCGTCGGTGGTAGGGACTGTGAAGTCAATCGTGTACATGGGCTTGCCCTTCTTGGATTCTCCCAGCTCACAGGCATCAACGGTCACCTTGTACTGCCCCTTGGGCAGAGGCTTGAAAGACATGGGCTCGGCAACGTCCAGGCTCATCAGTGCTTCGAAATCAATCATTGTTGTTCTCCTTCTTGTTGGTGATGATGTAGTTGTTGATGGTCTCAGCCAGCCACCCGTAGGTCACTAGCTTGTCGTGTCGAATGATGGCATCCGGCTGTGGAAAACCTTTGGAGTTTTTTCGTATGCGGTATAGGATCGTCGTACGGTTGATGCCTATTCTTTCAATCACGTCAGTGATTGACAGGTACTCAGTCGTCATCCTTCTCCTTTACTCCTTGGGTTTCGCAATGTTCATGGACCCAACCCATGATCTTCCCCATTGTCGTGTTTCCAGACATGGATGGCATCGGATCGAATCGTGTCTTTGCCAGCACTTCAGACGAAGACCGGACAGTCAGAACTGTAACCAGCTCTTCATTGTCGTCATCCCCAATATCCTCCCACGTCGTACGACCGATGATGTCGAAGATGCCAGGCAGCTTCTTGAGGCTTTGCTTGCCCTCAAACGACGGGCCGATCAGTGACAGGCGGGAGATGTCATTCACTTCACGTGCTTCATGCGTGATGCAAATGATGTTCAGTCCGAGGTCAAAGCTGATCTTGTTGACAAGATCAATAATCTTCTCATACGTAGCATCCCACATGGCAAAACTGTCTTTGGGATTTATGCTCTTAAAGTGGAACTTGATGAGTTCCTGCAAGCGGTCAATGGTATCGATGACAATAGTCTTGAACTCCATGCCCTGATTCTTGCTGATCTTAACCAGCAGTTCCGCGAATTGCTGGTAGGAGGCGGGCTGGACAACGAGCATATTGTCCAAGTCGCCGTACTTAGCAGCGGGGGCAGTACCACGTTCAAGGTCGATATATAGGACCGGACCTAACTCTTCAACCTTAGAGGCAGAGACTGCGAGTGAGGTCTTTCCCGTTCCGGACATACCATAGATCAACATCTTGATCTTAGGGGTGGTGACACGAGGGTCAGACACTTCGATGTTAAGATTCTTGAGGAAGCTATCAAACTTTCCCATGTTTCTCCTTTCTGTCAGCGCTTAAAAGCGCAGTAGTAACAGCCGGGATGGCTGTCGAGTTCTCCAATATGGTCCCGATTTTCATCGGCCCACTGGAAGATTTGGTTGGCTCGTTCGAGGACGGCAAGAGATGCTGCCCTGTCGTACTTAAAGCATAGCTCATGACTGGCTTGTAGGACACTCTCGATGGTGCAATCCCTCGGGAAGAGGACAAGTGAGCAGTAGTTCACTTCGTAACCAGCGTTCTCCAAGCCCAAACCGTACAGCATCATTTGATAGTAGTACTTCTTGAGCTGAAGCTTAGTGCGAGAGTCCGAGTAGAACTCTGGCTCTTGATGTTCATTGAAGAAGGTTGCTGACGAGAAGGCCTTGATCTTCTTCTTCGACAACACTTTGTAGTCAACGACATGCCCTGTCGCCACGTCGAAGCCATCACAGGTACCAGAGATGTCTCCGTACCCGTCGAGGGTGCCGACAGTTACTTTAGTCTCCTTGAGGTAACCCTTGAGGCCAATGACATTCTCTAGGTAGAGGTGGAAGGCCGTGCCAATCATCGGCGCGAGGGGATGGTTGTTCTCATCCTCGTGGATGCCAAGCAGCTTCTCTGCAAGACAACGCTCGCAGAGGTCTCCCAACTCAGACGGCCCTACCTTACGTTGCCTGTCACGCGGCGAGGGCTTCGACAGTTCCCGGATAAGAGAATCGTAGATGTCACTCATGAGATGCCCATTCCTTGTTCTGCTCTTCCTTCATGACGTATAGATTCCATGCAAATTGATGCAGGTCATCTAGAGGCGACTCAATGAAAACCAGAAAGTCGCCTTCCTTAATGACCTTCCACAACTCCCGTGTCCCAAACAACGGGACACACGAAGTGTGGCGCACGATCTGATCCGAGCCAGCCTTAACCTCCCACCTTGTCTTGCGAATTTTGTCTTGTTCGACAGAGGTAAACATAAACCCCGGTGGAACCTGGATAACTAGCTTATTCTTCAGCACGATGAACACCCTTCGACAGGCTCATGAGTAGATCCGTCGCCTCGCTAGAGTTGTTGTAGTCGCCGAGGTAGACAACCTCCACGATCTCCGGACAAGATGAGATGAGGTGTGCGCACCCACGACAAGGATAGTGAGTCACATAGAGAGTGTATTCACTCCCATGTTCTGCCATCTTCCGGATGGCACCCCGTTCCGCGTGCACAGTGTTGACGCAGTGGTCATCGACAATGCGGTGACCCCCTGTGTCGCACGGCTCAAGGCCAGGTGGCGTCTCGTTAAAAGCACTCGACACCACCTGGCCGGTCGCATGGTCAACGATCACACACCCGACATG